ATTTGGGTTTGCGAGGTAAGCGTCTGCGGCCCGCCCTGTTGCGCACCGTAATACGCTCCAGCCGCGCCCAGTGCCGGCCCTATCAGCGATGACCAGTCGAAAGGGGTTGCCATTTACAGCGCCTTAAACCAAGCGATAACTTTGGCGACGACTGGGCTAATGGCGGCTGAGTAAAAATACATCGATAACACACCGCCCACAAAAAAAGCTGCATTGACTAACATTTCATCTACTCCCTGATGGCGAAATCTTCGCCCTGTAATCCGTGATTTGGCACGGCCCAGTGAAATCGAACTGCATTCTGTGATAACGCGCGTTTTGCCTGAGCGTGAAACGCCCCGGCGTGACACTTGTGGCCGGCGTGTCGTACGCAACTTGCGTAGGGCCGGTTAGTTCAACCCCGCCCAAAGAGCGCGCGGAATAAGCACTGCAAGAGGCGGTCGTTGGACGTGTTGCGTAGCTAACGTAGGCCTCGGTCAGGCGCGACATAGCAGACGAATCGCCGAAGTCCTGTGACTGAAAATACGAACTTCCGGGCGTGCCGTTCAACGTCACAATCTTGTGACTTGCATTAAGCCCGGCAATTTGTATGACCGGAACAACGGTCAGATCATCAAACAACAGGCCATCATCCGTTTCAAAGTTTCCGGTATCGGCGTCAAAAGAAACTTCGGCCGGCACAAATTCCAATGTTGTTTCTACGGTCGCATCTATCTTGCCCCACTGCTCAGTCGCCAAGTGATAGACCAGCACCTTATTCAGGGTTGCGCCACCGCTCGGGTAGAAAATGAGCACGCGGTTTTTAGCCTGTTCGAATCTAACTTCAACCTTTGCCAAATTGAGCTGAGATACGTTTGAAGTGAACCACTGGCGAACTTCTTTCGTTCCAACTTGCTTAGGATGCGAGCCGTCATACAACCAGAAGCCATCTTGCGCGACGATGAAATGCGCAAAGCCCAGATTGGCAACCGCTCGTTTACCGGCGCAGCCAATGTTAGGTATTTCCTGAAAGGCCCAGACGCCGGCCTGTGCCCCGACATAGCGCCCGTGGAAAAGAGCATTTCTCTTATATATGACAATAGAGTCAGCACCGAAACGCCTAGCTGCCGTGATCTCGCCGCCCGGGCCGATCAAGCGCCCAGTCGTGCATTGCGTCGCCACAGCGGCGACAAAATCAACGCCGTCATTCAGCCCCGAGCAATACCAGCGATCGGGGGATACGCCGTGCGTGGCGTCGCTTGTGTTGCAAGCGAATACAAAGCCCCCGCCCGAGGTCTGCACCGATTCAACGATTTTCGCCTTGAGCGCAAATGAGGTAATCGCAGCAAACGCGCCAGATGACGACTGCTGAATCACTTCCAAAAAGTTACTCGCCAGCGTTACATCGCCAAACTGAGTAAATGCCCAGTCGGTACTAGTCGTGTAGGAACCGCCGCCGACGCTGCGATCAGTCCATGCCGTGGCCGAGGTCAACTCGTATAGCTTGGTCGCGGTCCCGGCAAATGTGCGTCGGCTGCCGTCTACCTTGGATCCGGTAAAGGCCGCTAGTGCAGCCGCCGCGAGCGCATCCGCCCCTATGTCAAACAGGGTCGGCGCAGCCTCCATGCCGGCTTCATAGGGAATGAAATTGCTGACTTCCGTACATATCTGCGGCGTGTCGCTCGATGCGCCCGGAGTGAAGCCAAGGATCGGCACCTAAGCGCACCTAATGGCTAGGCCGCTGCCTAGTTGCCGCTGCGACTTCGTATTGGCGAAGTTCAAAGCTTGTTCATAAATCGGCATAAAGCGCGAAGTAAGGCCGGGATCGTCAAGCCAGATGCCGGCTTGCGCGCACGTACCAAACAGGTACAGATTCGGATAGGCAGTCAGCACGTTATTGGTACTGTTCGATGCCAGAGCCGGGACAGTGCGCCAGTAAAACAATTCGAGCGTGTAGGAGCCAAACGGCACAACTTCTAGTTGATTGCCAGTGATCGCGTAGTAAATCGGCCGGCCGCTCTCGAAAAAACCGCCCGCTAATGACGGTGCTATGGGTACTAGTTCTTCGCGTGGCGTGGCCGTTAGTACTACCCGGCGCATCTCAGCGAAGGCCGTTGGCAGCGCCGTATAACGATCAGTGATCGCAAACGCCGTGTCGCTCACCTCGTTTTCCGGGCAGCGCAGGCGCTGGTTCATATCCGCTTCAGCCAGCGCTACAAAGTCCGGAATGGAAGCAGTGGCATCAGAGCGATTAATGTAATTTGCTACAGCAGCCTGCAGCTCGGTGTAGTTACTTAGTGCCATCGTGCGGACGCACAACTACGATAAAGCCGTGCGCGGTCCTCATAAGTAGGTGAAGTTCGAAGTACTTCATAATTCTCGGCAGCCACCATTCCATCGGCTCAACGATCAGATGCGCGTTGCGTCCGTCGGCCAGTGTTTTCACTGCCAATTGGCAATCGACGGTAAACACGCCGACTCGTTTAGTTACGCGCGCCAGATCAATTAGTACGTTATCAAGCAGCTCTGGCTCGATGTGCTCAAGCACGTCCAGGCAAGCAACCATCTCGGCCGGCTCGGGCGAATCTGAATACAGCGGATTGGCCGGCTCGTACGGGATGTACTTAAACTCATGCTTAACTAGGCGCTGATCCGAAATCGTCTTCATCAGATTCAGCCGCCCGGCGCCGTAATCCAGAACTTCTCTGACGTTGTATTTATTAATCAGGTTTGCGACGATCGGCGCATGACCAATCGAGGCCACGCCGTAGTTAGTCGTTGCGTGTAATTGCTTCTGTTGCTCTCGATACGGCTCAGTGATAAGCATGGTCGTTGCGTGCTCTAAATCGCTTCATTACCGGCTCGGCATGAACTGAGTTGCCCATTAGCTCAGACCAGGGCACCGTATGCACGGCGGCATCGAACGCGTCATGCCAGTGTTGATCTTCTGGTAGTCCGGCCGGCTCAATCAGGCATGGCAGACCCTGTGTGTAGTGGTACAGCTTCGCTTCTTTCGGCTCGGCGTAGCCGACACAGTGATTCCACTCAGACGGCAGGGTTCCTACTCGGCCGCGCGCCCATTCTAGATCGAACAGAATGTTTGCCTCATCCTCGATAAATTCGGGCTGTAGGTTCTTGCACATATAGTTGTTAAACAGCATGACGCTGGCCCACTCAAACTTGGGCTGGTTTTGCATCACATGCACGCTAAGTTGCGGCGCAGCCTCTTCAAACAACTCTGCTATGTCGCCCGTTACTACTATGTCGGCATCCATAAACACCGCCGTGCCCTTGTATTGGCATAGATACGGCACCAGGAAGCGTGAATAGGTGAATGAGGTCAACCCGCGACGCTTGATCGGCAACTGTGACAGGATCAGCGGCGTAATCGATACCGGTTCTGAAGCGTGCCGCACAATGCTGTGTGAGAGCACCGTAAACGCTAACGGCTGCCGTTCGTCGTAGCCAATGAATACGTTAATCATGGAGCCTCCGCATCAATAATCACGATAGAAACCACCTTGGAGTCATCCTGTTTAGATTTTTCTTCTGAAATGCTCTGACGCGCGTCCCGCTCGGTGTCAAAAGCTGCAATGAATACCCACTGAAACCCGGCCGCTGAACTGTCCCACGCGCGGGCTTGTACTTCATACTCGATCCTGCCGGATGCGTACGTTTTCTCGACGATCTGATAGTCGCGCGCGCCCTTCATTAGTGCCAAGCCTTTAGTTGTTCGGCCATAAAATCAACATCCCAGGGAACGAGCGTCAGCGGCTGAAACGGACAACCGGCCGCAAATTTCCAGCATGAAAAGCGGGATTTGCTGACTACTGTGTTTACTCCCAGTGCCCCGGCTAAATGCACAACCGAAGTTGGCACACCGGCAACAGAATCCAGCGAACCTACTAGCGCTGCCGTGTCGTCATAGTCACGGCTGAGAGTGGCATACCCGTACTGCTTTAGATCAATTTCGGGGTGTGCCCTGCGGAATTCGGCAATTTCTGCCCCTGCATTCTTGTACTGTAAACAAACCCAGTGTGCATCAACTGAGCGGAACACTGGTAACAATTCCTCTAGGGTCCACCGTCTAACATGGGCGGCGGTTTCTTTCAACCCGCCAGACCATGCAACGCCGATCACTGGCTTGCCCTTGGTGGCCCATAGGGCCTTCCACATCAGCCAGCGTTCTGGATCGGGCAGCAAGTAAGGCTTGCGCGGGAAATCCTTCGCATCGTTGCGGAAATATTCTCCTAGCTGAAACGATGAGATAGAGCCATCAATTCCGGCGCAATCCTCCTCCGGCCAGTCAAGCTCTTGCTTGTGCCGTGTGCCGTATACGGTAGCTTTCGGAAACGAGCGGCGGAACAAGTTAGCGAGCCGGATATCGCAATCAATGATGACTTTCTTCGATATTGCAATCGCGTCCGGGAACATCGAGGCGGCGCATATCTCATCGCCAATCCCCTGCTCGCCACTGACAACAATCTTCTTATCAGGGGCGCCGTCCCATTCTGGCTCATCCCCATAGCGCCAGTTAAAGCGGTGTCCACTACCGAGTGATCCTCGGTAGTTGATCCAGCCCTCGCGCCACTCGTTATTTGCCATCTGGCATAGCCCGAGGTTATGCCGTGACTTCAAGTGCTTGGTATCAATCTTCAGCGCACGCTCTGCAAACTTGCGGGCCTTCGTAAACTCGCCCAACTGCAAATGGACGGCGCTGATATTGATTAGCACTAACAGACGCTCTTCGTCTGTCTTGGCGCACGACAAGGCCCTGTCATACGCCTTGAGCGCTTCGCCCATGTCCCACAGGTTATCCAGGCAG